ATTGAACTTGATTTTGATGTTGACTCTATTGTTGTTTGCCGCGTTGAGTTTTACCCTTCTCTCACTCAAGTCAATGCAATTACGCAAGCGCTTGAAACAGAAATGAAGAGCTATGCTCTAGTCGAAGTGCGTGACGAGACGCAGGATGTCGAAGAATGTCCCCGTTGATAAAGCTCTCTACGCTCGCGTCAAAGCCGCAGCTAAGCGTAAATTCAAAGTCTACCCAAGTCGCTACGCAAATTATTGGTTGGCGCAGGAATACAAGAGACGTGGGGGCAAATACAAGAAAGAAAAATGAACACACGTCATCTTGAAATTACTGCAGCAGCAATTGCATTGCTAGTTACTCTTGTCACTAGTGTCGTGACAATCGAAACACGCTATGCAAAATCTGCAGAAGTGCAAACAAAGATCAATGATCTTTACGCACGTCAACTTAAATTGCGAATTCTAGAACTGCAGCTCAAGCCTCAATCGCAGTTCACCCCTGCAGATCGCGCTCTTCTTGACTACATGCAGCAAGAGCTGAAAGAAGCAACAGATTGATAGCTCTGCTATGTTTCGCATATCGAAAAAGAAACATGCCAGCAAGAGCGCGCAGCAGTCGTTACGCAGATAAAGCAGCTCTTCAATCGCTCGGGCTATTCGAGTCCGGCGCAGCTCTCAAAAAACTGCGTGCTCGTACAAATTCAAAACTAGACGTAGATCTAATAGAAGCTAAGATACTTGCAGATCTACTCCCGCATCAACGTGACTTCGTTTGTAATTGGGATCAGCGCTATCTTCTTTATGTGGGTGGTCTTGGTAGTGGCAAGTCGTACAGTTCGGTAGCAAAAGCAATACTTTTAGCGTTTCGTAGTCAGGGCGAATATCACATCTATCTTGAACCAACTTATGTGATGCTGAATGATATTGCAATACCAACTTGGACAAAGTTGCTTGACAAGTATGACATTCCTAACACCATGCGCATATCCCCTCAGCCCAGCTTTACTTTACATTTACCTAAGGGCGACACAACGATTCTCTTGCGCCCGCTCATGAACGTCGAGCGCCTTGTGGGTATCAACGCTGCGTCGCTCGTGATTGACGAAGCGGACACCGTGAAGCAGGAGATCGCTGAGGCCGCGCTGGTGAAACTGCAGGGTCGTGTCCGCGTTGGCAAGTGCCCTCAGATCTGCTTTGCCTCCACTCCTGAGGGGCGCAAGTTTGTTTGGAACTTTTTTGAGAAAAATAAAACAGACGACAAAGCAATTTATCGTGCAGACACAAGACAGAACCCATATCTTGATGAAAACTACGTCAAAGACCTACTTGCTAACTATCCGCCTCATCTTGCTGACGCATACATCCGAGGGATGTTTGTCAATCTTGAAACAGCAACTGTCTTCTCTGAATACTTACGTGAGAAGCACGTAACGAGCGTCTTTCATGCCGAAGCGAATGAACCAGTTCTTATTGGGTGCGACTTTAACGTTGGCAAGAGTTCTAGTATTTATGCAGTAATGCGCAATACTGCACAAGGGCAACAGCTTCATGTATTTGAAGAGTTTTTGTGTCGCGATACTTTTGCGCTCGCTGAGCACATCAAGCGTCGCTTCCCAATTCAGCTAACAAAGGGGATGGTCGTTGTTTATCCAGATAGCTCTGGATCTCACGCCAGTACATCTTCGACAATGAGTGATCACGATATTTTGCGTGAAGCTGGCTGCAAAGTGATCGCAGAGCGTAGGAATCCGCCAATCTCTGAGACTGTTGCGCACGTAAACAATTGCTTGCATCGTGGGCAGATAGTTTTCAATCCGTCAACCTGTCACGACGTAATAGAAATGATGGAAAGCTGGGGCTACGACAATACACTTAAGCCAGCGAAAGGTGGCTCTAGAGATTTCTCGCACTTTGGTGACGCACTTAGATACTTGACATGGCAGTCAATGCCGCGCCCTGGCATTGGAATGAATCGTGGTCAGCGTTGGCGTTGAAGAGGCAAGAGCTACACTGCTTGTATCGCAATCGTAAAAAACAGTGGCAATCGTCCCCAATTCGCTTGTCCCAACGAGTGACAACCTGACGCTGCCATTTGAGCGCCGCTTTCCCGAGTACGAAGAGGCGTTTGAGGAGGTTGTAGGGGTCGATGCCTACTCTTTGGAGCAGGCGGAGCAGTTTTCACGCCTTGCGCCGATTCGTTTTTGCACGCTCCCTGAGTTTTATTTGTCTGAAGCGTCGCAGGAATACATTCCACAAGACTATCTAGAAGAAGACAAGAGCTACGAAGTACGCAAAACACGCTCTCAGAGCAGTTTTCAGAACTACTACGCTCATCTTCGTGACTTGACGGTGGGCACTGCACTTAGGAAAGGGGTTGCAACGCCAGAGGAGATTCCGAGTGAGTGGGAAAATTTCTTTGAAGACGTTGACCTAGAAGGGCATTCGATGCTGTCCTTTGCAAAAGAGGTCTTTACCGAGGCGCTAGACGGGGGCGTTTCTGCTATTTGGGTTGAATATCCCAAGCTGCCATCTGATTTGAGCGCAGCTGAGGAGCGACTTCTCAACCCACGCCCTTATTTTGTATTGATGCGCATGGAGCAGGTGCTTGAATGTCGCTATGACGTATTCAATGCACAGATTGGGGCGCAGAATATATTTGGCGCATTCCCGACATATCTTCGAGTTAAGACTGAAATTCGTCGCCAAAGCGAAGAAAATGAATTTTTTGAAGAAGTTGTGCCCGCTGTGCGCGTATACGACATTCAAAATCTTGCAGATAACACAGTTTCTGAGCTTTCTGATCAACCTGAGCCAACAACGTCAGCGCAACGTGTTCGCTGCCGCCTGTACGCCAAGACAAATACCCCAGGCTCTGTAGATAAGTACACACTTCAAGAAACAACCTATCTCTCAATTCCGTTTATTCCATTTGTGCCTGTGTTTGGTGGCAAAAAAGAAGCATTTTTCCGCGCTCGCCCCCTACTTTTTGATATCGCACGTCTCAATTTGAATCATTGGAGCATCTCTGCTGATCTTGCGGAGACGATTCACTTGACCTCTTCGCCAATTTTGACCGGTACGGGCGTGCGTCCTGATGATGAGATCAAGGCTGGCGCTGGTCGTGCTTTGTTTTCGCAGAATCCCGATGCCAAGTTCGGCTTGATGAGTGCTTCGATGGAGGGCGCATCAGTCACCTTGGAGAATCTGAGGCGCATTGAGCAGGCCATGGAGCGCCTTGCAGCAGTTGCCATGACAACGGGCAAGACGCAGGCAGAAAGTGGCTTTGCGAAGCTCCTAGACCGCTCTCAGAGCGATTCTCAGCTCGCCGTGCTGGTGCAGAGCCTTGAGGATGCGTTGAATCGAGCCTTGCTTTATGCGTCTGCTTATCGTCAGATTCCTGAGGTTCGCGTAACGATTAGCAAGAACTTTATTCCTGTCAAGCTGCACTCTCAGCAAGTGATGGCGCTCAGTTCTTTGTTCAAGGACAGCAACGCGATCACGATTGAAATGTTCCTCCGGATGCTTGAGGCGGGCGAAATGTTTGAAGGGCTGCCCGATTTTGCAGTTAAAGACCTGCTTGCTGATATGGGGCTTACGGGCACCGAGACGGCGCGCCAGCTTGGCGTAAGCGCTGGGGCACAGGTTGTAAATCGCGGACAGATCCCTGTGGATAACACGTCCGCGATGAGTGAGGGACGTGATCTTGAGCTTGTCGAAGCTTCCGTTGAGCTAACTGAAGCGGGTAATGCTACTATTTAATGAGTCAACACATGATTTTGCGTGACCGAGCACACCCCGGAGACTCTTGAAGACGCCCTGACACTGATCCAGGCACTTCAAAAGAAGGCGGATGCAGTTGAAAGCGAAAGCGCAAAGCTGAAAGCTACAAATCAAGGTCTGCTCAAAGACCTAAAGAAAAAGAAAACGATTGACACTTTTTTGAAAGTAGCTGGCATCGAGCTGAATGATGAACTTGATGAGGAGGCAATTGCAGAGCGAATTGCTGGTTTGAAGGCCGCAAAAACTGAAGAGGAGGCTCCGGCTCAACAGCAACAACCGCCTCAGGGTCAGACCGCCTCTGATGCCATGAGCGAGGCCGTGAAGGCGCAGTTCACATCGCTGCGCAAAGAGCTGAGCGACCTACGCAAGACGAATGAGCAACTCGAAAACGAGCGCAATCAAGAGCGTGAAAAGCGCCGCGAAAGCAAGCTTGAGCGTTTTGTGACTGACGAGCTATCTAAAGCTGAATGCCGTCGCCCTTCGCATCTTTACAAG